GTTTATTCTGTTGTGGTGCGGGACTTTCTTCAGTGACAGTGTTACTAGTTGTCCAACTATCTAACATAGCTTTAGTTAGTTCATTGGCCTTTTGTAATTGGGTGAATGAATGTTCTCCAACGTATAAAGCCATCGCCATAGCCATAATTAAGTCATCGTGTTTACCTTTCATATGGTTGGGTTTTCCGTTTATATAAACAAAAGTATATAATTCATTTAACAATCTTTTAGACCTTACAATAAACTTATGTCTTAAAGCCTCTTCAAATGACGCTACTATTTGTGTTCTTTTATTATTGAATGCTAGACCAGGAATTTTATCTACATTGTGGTTATATTTCCACTTATTAGCGGTATTTGTTCCTTCAACATATAAATCTTTATACCCTAATTCTTGTAACTTTCTAGATGTCGCTACACCCATTCCACCAGTAATATCTATAACCACATAAGCTTTATACATCGTCCCCCATTTATATACTATATCAGCTGCCAAATCTGGTGGTATTTTTCCTAAATATTCTGCTACTTGACATCTGTCATCAAAATCTATTATAACTATAGAGGTAAAATCTTCCGCGTCACCCCTACTTACATCACAACCTAAAATGTATCTATGACCTTCTTTAGGTTTTTCCCAAATCCACATCTGATTACCAACATACATTTCTTTAGGGTCCATTATATGGATGTCTTTTATTTGTTCTATTGTTTCTACCGGAATAACATTATCACCAGAACCTAAAAACGCACTTTCTAACTCTTGTGAAACCTTTCTTCTATCATATTTAAGTTTTTTTACCATACTTTCAAACCATGAAGAACACGGTTTATAACCACTCTTTATTAAACCTTCAAACTTATCTAA